CTCCCTTTCGAATTCTTCGTATTTACTGAGGAGCTTATCTGGGAAATTAATTTTTATCTCGTTAACGATCTTATCCGGTAAATCTAGATAATCTTTAGCGCTCATACTCATACAGATATCGCCGATTTTATCGTATATCATTTGCTCGGCCGAATCTCTTAGGTCGTAACTATATATAACTTGTCCGTTACGTTTACCAGGTTTAAAATAGTCGTGTCGATAAGTAGTAATAAACTTACCGAGTCTCTCTCCTCTGTCTAAAAGCCATATTTGCGGCCATAAATCTAGTAGCGTATTAGGTGCAGGCGTTCCGGTTAATCCTACTATTCTGTTAAAAGAAGGCTGGACTTTTCTAAGAGCTTTAAACCTTACCGAGTTGTTATTCTTAAAGCTGCTCAACTCATCTATTACGAGCATATCGAAAGGGAGCATATCTCCTCCATAAAGAGCGCATAGCCAAGCTATATTATCTCTGCTTATAAGGTAAATATTTCCTTTTTTAACTAGAGCTGATCTACGCTGTTTTTCAGTTCCAATAATCTTAATAACTTTCAAGTGCTTTAAATGGTTCCATTTTTCGCACTCCTCAGCCCATACGCTCTCTACTACTCTCTTAGGCGCTATAACTAAAACGCGATCGATCTCTAAATTTTCAAACATTAGAAAATTTATAGCTGTTAGAGTGCTAACCGTTTTACCGAGGCCCATTTCTGCGAAAAGCGCGCAATGGGTGTTTTCTATAACATGGTTAGCGTTAGCAAGTTGGTAAGGGTAAAGGTCTTTCTTATCCATAGTAATTTATTAGCTCCTCCAGGGCTTTAGTATTATCTATAATCCTGACATCGAAACCTAACTTTTCTAACTTACGCATGAAGAAAAGCTGTATTTTTTTTGGCTTCTCTCCGGTTGTTTTAACCTCTACGAAGCAAACACGGCCGCCAGCGAATAAGCAGAGTCGATCTGGAATACCAGATAAAAAGCTAGTTCCCATTTTTAAACAGAGTCCGCCTGTATTCTTAACCGCTCTGCGGAGTTCATTCTCCAGCCTCTTCTCGGATTCTCTCATAATATCGCTGTACTCCGTAAAAAGAAAATCGTCTAGTACTCTGAGTAGAGCGCCAGCCTGGTATACTTCTCATAATATCGTTAAGCTCCCTAGCCTTATATCTATCTAGTTGCTCCTTATTCTTCTCTAGGCATTCGCTCCAAATCTCGGCCACGCAAACTATATTTTTTCTTTTAAGCGTTTCCTTTTTATTTTTCGCGGTAAGAGGGTCGTTAAGCCATAGCCTGCGCTCGTAAATATCTTTCTTCTCCCAATCATTTGGGAACTCGGTCTCTAAATATCTCTCTATTATACCTCTTCTCTCGTCTAGCTCGCTGTGGCGCTCTTGCTCTAGTTTGGCGATCTCTTCGGATTCTCCCTCCATATAAAGCTTTTCACCTTTACGGTATATCTGGTAGGCTTCGGCCCAGATTTGGTCTACTTCATCTTTAAACTCCGTAAAGATGTTTTTAGTAGCCTCGGCGCTATTTACGTCGATAGGAAGAAAACGCCTATTTCCGGAGGGGTCCCTTAGAAAGTCTTTATTATTAGTAGTCCCGAAAAAAACGCATTGCCTTCTGTAAGTCTCTGTACTTCTAGCGTAAGCTGGCCTAAATACGTCCTCCTGTTTAGAAATGAAATGTTTAACGGCTTCTACCTCAGCCTTACGTAACCCGGATAATTCAGCTATCTCAATAAGCCAAGCGCCTTGGATTTGCTCTAGAGCCTCCTTCCCATGCACAGTTAAAAAAGTATCTGAGAACCAAGGCCCGCCTAAAGTTTTTACGAAAGTAGATTTTCCGCTACCTTGCTCCCCTACTAAAGTTAGGACTAGATCGAATTTACAGCCCGGTTTAAATACTCTAGCCACAGCTCCAGCTAACATCTTACGAATAGCGTCTCTAGTGTATACGTTATCCTCGGCTCCAAAATAATCTATTAAAAGCGTATCTACTCTTTTTTTCCCGTCCCATTTTAAAGAAGCTAGGTACTGCTTAACCGGGTTATAAGCGTTACGTTCGAATTCCAGCGCCAGCGAATCGTCTATCTTTAAAGCTCCTGAGATTCCGTAAATACTCTCTATATAATTCCTTACTCCGCTATAGTCTACATTCTTAACTACTTCTGGTTTCTCTACTTTACGCCAAGGAAGGTTACCGAATACGTAACGCCTAGCGTCAAAATCGTTTTTTCTAAATAAACCTTTCAGTCTTATATCATTAGCGAATATTAGATTAACGTTTGTAGCGCTAGAGAGGTACTCGCCTCTAGTATTTACATCTAGGTCCTCGGTCCAGTTGAGATCGTCCTCGTTGATAATTGTAGCCGGCTCATCCTCGGCGAAATCAAAGCGGGCCTCTCCTAAGCTTTCGGCCGCTATCGTTTTTTTAACTTTCTTATCCTTTAGGATTAAAGCCTCCATCTTAGTAAAACTGGTCTTAGAGCTTCTATCCTCGTCTAAATGGCCGAATTTATGAAGTCTAACCAAATCGAAAGCGTTACATAGTTTGCCGCTGGCTGGGTCTGTACCATGGTGCGAGTAGGCGAATTTATCGCCGTAGATCAAAAGCCCCGCTGCAGTAGAGCCTTTAACGTAAGTATATCTATTCTCGATAGCAGAGGGCTTGTAATCCTCCGATAAAAAAACCTCTATTGCCTCTTCTATCGAGTAAGTCCTACAGAAAGCGCCTACTAAACCTTTTTTCTGGGCTGGGTCCTCCTGTTTTTTTATAGTACCTTCTACCGCTTGGATTTCTCTATCTGCGGTCGGCCATAGGCTAGAATCGGTCCAGTCGTTATAGTAGCTGAGTATTTCCTCTACATCTATCCAAGGGCCATCTTGAACCTCGTAATAATACTCGACGTCTTTAGGAGAGGACGGCCAAAACATTAGCCTATTTACTTCGAAAGTAGTTTTATCGAAAAGCTCAATACCTAGACTGCCGGCTATCCATCTAGAAATAGCGGCGTATTTGTCCGCCCCTACTGGTTCGCTTAGCGGCATAATTAGCCTTAATCTTGGACTCTCTGGGCTATGTTTGTGGGTAGCATGGATAACGGCCGCATTATCGTAAATAATTTGAAAGTCTTCGAAAAATCCAATATGAGCGAAATCTATATCTAGAGTAAGAATTTGCCTATGCACTACGTTAGTAGGATTCCGTCTACCGCTTCTTAAGTAACCGCCTACGTAACCCCCAACGTCTTTTATATTCAGCTGCTCCTCTTTATTAGCAGCTAAAAACTCTTTAAAAGTCTCGTTCGTCTTATTCTCAATAGTTAGTCTATGGACTAGCTCGGACCAGTCTAGCTTTACGTTCTTCCAAACTTTGCTTTTTGCGCTTCGACCGGTTGCCAGATCGAGTAATCCGTCGTATTTCATATCTTAATCCTTTTTATAAAATTCACTTATATAGCCGTCCGCGGCTAGTACTAAATCTGGGGCCCAAGATATAGGTCGGCTCATTTCCTCGCAGATAAATTCTAATAAGCCTCTATCGTTAGCTCGGCCGTAAATATCTAGAATAACTTCGTCGTGTACGTGCATAACGATATTAAAATCTTTTTTATCTAACCTCAGCATAATATCGGCTAGGATATCTCTAGAGAAAGCTTGTACTATATTCTCGACGAACTTACCCCCATACATTTCTATCTTTTTCCATTGTCTAGTTGTTTGGTCTAAACCCATATATCTAAGAGCTTCTTTATCCCATCGGTTGCGATAGATGCTAGGCGAAGGGTAGAATAGCTTTCGCCCAGAGGGTAACTTTATACTAAGTGCCTTACCGTCGTAGGAAAACTCTAAACCTTTAAACTGTTTAAGAGTTACAGTTTTACCAGTCTTTACAGCTCTTAACGCTGCTTTCTCTGTAGTGCTCCATAAGCGTACGATATTAGGGCTTTTAGCTCTCCATTTTTTAACTATTGTACGCATTTCCGATTCGCTTAAGCCCATATCCTCCCCTCCCATTTTAACCATAGCACCTAAAGCCCCCTGGTAGCCAAGAGCTAGCTCCGCTACTTTTCCTTTTTGTCTTAAGTCGGAGCCTTTTCCGATTTCTTCTAGAGGTACTCCGAACATTAGAGAAGCTGAGGCCTCGTAAATTTTACCGTGGGTCTTAAATACCTCTAATCTCCAGCTCTCCTCTGCGAACCAGGCCGTAACTCTAGCCTCTATCGCTGAGAGATCAGCAACAAAGAAACGCTTATTCTTAGAAGGTATAAAAGCGGTTCTAGTTAATTGGCTTAGTGTATCCGAGACGCTCTCGTATAAAAGATCGATATCCTCTAACATTAGATTTTTGAAAAGTTCCCTTACGAGTTCTAAATTCTCTAGATAAGTTCTAGGTAAATTTTGAACTTGAACTCTACGACCAGCCCAGCGTCCTGTTTTACTGGCTCCGTAGTATTGGAAAAGCCCTCTTACTCTTTCGTCTTCGTTAACAGATAAGAGCATCTTTAAATACTTCTTTATTGAAGTTCTAGCGCTTTTTTGCCTAAGCTCTAAAACTTCCCGAACAGGACCAGCGCCAGCTTTTTCTATAAGCTCCGGTATCGCGTCTTTAGCCAATGTAGTAACTTCTTCGTTTAAGGCTTCACTTAACCATTCTTTTAACTGGGCTGGACTGTTCGGATTTTCTAATTCAGTTAGTTCTTTTAATCTAATCGATAGATTTTTAGAGTTCTCCTTATCGAGCTTAATGATATTTTTAACGAAAGGGATATCTATCCTAATACCTTCGTCGTTTATTTTCTGATCTAGAAAGTAGAGTTCTAGTTCTGTTTTAGGCATTTCATAGCCTTCTAATTTCTTAAGTAGAGCTCTTTCGGCTACTACGTCCTGTTTGTTGTATTCTTTGAACTCCTCCCATTTTTCCAGATTATGCTCTGGATAATTACGAGTTCGCTGGCCGTTCGTTTTAGTAGGTTTAACAGGCATACAGAAATAGCGTATTAAAGCTTTACCTGTAGAGAGCTTAGCTTCGCTCTCTAGCTTTAATACTTTACTCGCTTGGTCTAAGTCCATAGGATAGCCGCAATAAAGAGATTTAACAGCCGAGCAGCGCCAAACCCTTAGAGGTATATCCATACCGTAACCTATAGTTAAACATACTCTCTCGAAATTCGCATTATGGGCGTGCTTTTCTATACGGTCGTCATAATAGGCGTCTATGAATTCTTTAGGGATTCGCTCGCCTTGGAGCAGATCGACGATTTTTATAGGCCCTTCGTCTAGAGCGTAGGCTAGAAGGATAATTTCGAAATCCTCGCTTTCGATATATTTATAAACCCCTACTTTTCGAAGGTCTTCGGAGCTGTACGTCTCAATATCTATATGGAGTGTTTTAGCCATAGGGTAAAAAGGACGCCCTGGGGGCGCCCTTCTCTGGTAAATTAATATAGAAAATTAAAGGAGGTCGTCTTCGTCCCCACTTCCGAAATCTTGCGCGGCTGTAGAGCCTCCGCTTAAGGCTTCGCCGTCTTCGGTTTTTTGTAGGTTCTGTAAACCTGCAGCAATCCCTTTAGACTTACCTACGTTATAAGCGTAGAAGTTTACTGCCACTCTACCGTAACAGCCGCTATAGAATTCATCTACTTCTATAATTTCCTCTAGGTCTTCGTTTACAATGCCCGGCTTTCTATTGCTATTTGCATTGATAAACATCGAATCGGCGTAAGCTTCGTCGTCGCGTTCTTCGTCCCCGTCTCTAAGAGGAGTTTTCAAATCTTTAGGGATTTTCCCAAGTTTCGACTTACCTAATTCTATAGCGTTTTCTATAGCTTTCTCGATCTTAGCTATATCCTCTTTATTCTCTTTAGGAATAATTACCGAAACGCTATATTTAGGCTCCTCGCCTTCGTTAGCTGCTTTCGGTTTGAATACGTTAGCGTAAGAAAATCTAACCGGTTTTTCCTTGGTTCCGATAATAACCTTTGTCTTTAATTCTGACATTTCTAATATAGATTAAATTAAATAATTGATTTATTCGAAATCGTTTTTAGCCGAAGCTACTCCGCCTATTTCTGGCCTTTTATCGCTTTCAGCTACTAAAGTAGGCTTTCCCTCAGCTTTAACAATATAAGGCCCTAAAGCTTTTTGAAACTTTTTAGCTCCGAGTAGTTTCTCTAAGCCTGTTATGCCTAAAAGCTTTCTAGGCATGAAATCCGTAAGGCGTATTTTCCTTTTTTTCAAAGCTTCTATTACGCCTTCCTCATCTACTATTTTCCTAGATGATCTACCGGCCACTAATTTAAGTCCGGGCCATTTCTTACCTTCTAAAGCCTCGGCTAAAAAATGCTCTCTAACTGCCCCTGCCCAAATCTCAAATAGGGGCAGCTTATCGTAAATATCGATAAGCTCTTCATCTGAATAAGCGGAAGGATTTAAAGCTTTAGTAACGTCCTTAGTTTCGGTAAAATCCTCCTTAGCTATACTAAGAGCTTTCTCTCCTAGAGTCTTGCAAGTAGCTTTAAATTTGCACCATTTGCACCATTCACCCGCTTTAAAATCGCCTTCTCCTTTAAAAGCTTTTTCCGCTTTCGGTCTTACTTCATTCTCCCCCCAATCTAAAAGCTCCTCGACTGAAATCTCGAAGCTGCTAAAATGGTTAAGTCGGGGCTGTACGATCGTAAGCTTTACGGTTTCAATTTCATAAAGTAAGGATAGCTCCTCTAAGGCGCCTAAGCCGTATAGTTTTAACTGAGGGTTATCCGGAGCATATACTGTATTACCTCTACCATATTTTAAATCTACGATCTCCAGTAAAGGCTCGCTTATAATACTAGAATCTCCCGTACCGAAGCCCTCCGGAACATAGCTAGTTAGGTCGAATTTTTGTTCTATTAAAAGAGTAGATTCAGCTTTTTTACTTCTCTCTAAATATTCCTCCCAGACGTAATCTACGTACTTAGCGACCTCCTCAGGCATTTCTGAACTGTAAAGCTCGTGCTCTTTAATAGATTCTAATCTTTGGTAATACTCTACTTTCTTAATACTTCCGAATTTATAGCTTAGTTCTAACTCGGCTAATTCGTGGGCCAGAGTACCTTCTCTGGCATAAACGCTACCTGTATCGTTTTTCGGGTATAATTCCTCCTCTATACGAGCGCTCGGCGTACAGTTCAGCCAACGGCTAGAGCCGGAAGCTGAAAGGAGGGCGTGGTCCCTCTCTTCGTGCTTTTCCATAAAGAACCTCCTATTTTAAACCGTCTAGGAATTCTTTAAAGTCGTCGTAGTGCTTCTCTTCGAGCTTTGTAACTCTATCGGCTCCTAACTCCTGCAGCTTCTCCTTTATATCGTCTCTAAAGCCCGCTTTAGCTTTCTCTGGCACAATCTTAAGCAGATCGGCTAAAGAAATCTCGGAGCTAGAGCTACTCTCTTCCTCCTCCTTTTTCTCAGGCTCTTTAGCCTCTTCCTTCTCAAGCTTTTCTGATTTAACCGCAGCTGAGCTGGAGCCAGCGCCTTTTTTAACTTTTGATTTACTAGAGGTATCTAAAGCCTCTTTAATCTTACTTAATACTTCTATGTTTGCGGCTATCTCTTCTGAGGTAGCAGCCATCGTTAAACTAATTTCTACTTTTCCCATTTTTTTGGTAATTATTAATTATTGAATTGATTTCGTTAAGGAATTCGTCTAAAGTAATACTTGGCTTAGTAATTACTGTACCGTGAAAAAGGCTATTACTGTGAAAAAGTCTAGTAGCTCCGCTCGCTGCGTCGTACTCCACTTTATAGCTACCGTTTTCAAATATATGTAGATGCGGAGAACTATCTTTAGATTTAGTAGTCTTCCAGCTCCCAGTATCGAATAGGTCCGAAATATTCCTACCTGTTATTAAAGAAAGTTTACTTATTTGGTCGGCATCTAATAAAGCCTCTCCGTTAATTATCCTGTTAAGAGATAGACTTGGGTACTTATTGCCTGGAAAAAGCTGTCTAGCAAGTTCCTTTTTATTTAAGCCCTCGGCTTTAATGATCTCTCTAAGGTCAATTTTTTTCATATAAGACGAATATATTAGAAAGCCAAAAGTATAGAAGAAATTTTTAAAATTGAAAATATTAATAAGAAAATATTAAAAAAATTTTATTGTTTACGCTACAATCCTTTGGGGGCGGGGCTTTCCGCGATTTGTAAACAATGGTTTGAACTTGTAAACAATGATTGTTTACGCTACAATCCTTTGGGGGCGGGGCTTTCCGCGATTTGTAAACAATAAAACAATAAAACCCGCTAACTTATTATAGAGTACATATTACTTTATTTATCCTATTTATTTACGTATTATATATTATAATATCATTATATTAATATTTTAATATATTATTGTTTTATTGTTTACAATTACATATAAGCCTTTAGGCTCTAACAATTCAACGTAAACAATGATTGTTTTTTATTGTTTATCATTGTTTATAGATGGGAATTTTACGGGAATTACTTCTTTAATTCGAAAATCGGATGCTCGTACCTTATCGAGTAATAATTCTGGCCGAACTTTCTAGAATATCCTATACCATATATTCTATTTCTCTTATTCTGTAGAGATAAGTTAAGGTTATAATCTAAATCGTTAAAAGCTTCGTTGCTCTCTATTTGACCGCCTAAGAGTATTCTAAAAACTAGCTCCGTGTTAGTAATTTCTATATGCCTTTCTTTTATAGTATAGTCAGGTTGTAAGTAGTTTAAATGCCCTTGGACCTCCCCGGAGATAGTTAGTTTTAGTAGCGAGTCTTCGAAAGTATTTTTAAATTGCCTTATCTGAATAGCGTCGAGGTAAAGTTTGAGCTTCTCTATAGTATCCTTAGCGGCCTTGTATTCCAAAGCCAAGTTTTTATTAATTGGATTATCTATATAAATAGTAGTATCCTTATATACGATTGAATCTAGATATATTAGAGAGTCTCTATATACGTATTTAGGCTCCTGAGGCTCAAAGGTTCCTTTCTTCTCAGGTATTGTTATATTATCGGTTTGAGGCTTATCTCCGCAATACTGCAGGCTTACAATTATACTGAGAGTAACTACTATTACAAGTAGAAAACTCTCTAATCTATTTAAGAGGCTCATAAGGTTAATCTTTTAATTTAAAAGGTAGAGGAAGTCCTCTCTTTAAAGAACTTTCTACTTTTTTATAGGAGTTAGGAAATCCAGCTTTAGCCGCGATAATTTTTGCGATCTCTTCTATAGAATGATTTACAGCATTGCTACTCTTTAACCGAACAAAAACGCCATCTATAAAATCTTTAGCTTTATATCTCCTAAGCAAGTCCCTCCAATTAATCCCAAAATTCTTCTGAAAATGCGGAGCGTCTCCAAACCTAGCCCCATTCTCCCAGCCTTTCCTTTCGAAAAATTTTGTAACTTCCTCCCAATCGGCTATACCGTCTTTATCAGAGTCTTTTATCCGGTCCCAGCTCACCTCTTCGAAATTACCGTCTAAATTTTTATCGATCATTAGTACGATATCAAAAGCTAACCCGTAATTATGGTAAGATTGCCCGCCCTTCGCATTAGTAACTATCGGACCGGCTTTGGTTCTTCCTTGGGCGTAAAGTTCGTCCTGTTCTTCGAAAGTTCTAAGAGTTTGAGCGAAACGAAGCCTAACTCCTCTACCTAAAATCTTATTATTGCAGTATAAGTAATCTCTTTTAAGATCGTCTTTTACGGCGGGGTGCATTCTATCGATTCTCTCTAGGGTTATCTTATCCATAATTTTATTATATTTGGCAGTACAATACTTCTCTTTTGGATATTTCCCATTTATCCTAATTCTACTGGCGGAAAGCTGACTAAGTTAGTCAGCTTTTTGTTTTTAGGAAGGTCCTCCGGATTTGAAGAGGTAAATGAAAAAATGCTTTAGCCAAATGAATATTTTCTCGCCAAAAGTAGCGCCGCCGGCACCTACTAAAGTGCCTCCGGTAGCGCTCAGTAATATTTTACCGAAAGGATTTTTAAGTTCTTTATGGGCTTCCTTTAGCGTTTTTGTTTCTCTATCGATTTTAATTATCTTATCGTTAATATCTACGCACTCCCTTTGCAGCTCTAATATTTTACGGAAGTTTCTCTCTATGTTCTTAGCGTTAGTATGGGCTTGGCGTACTAATCCCGGTCGGTCTTCGTCGAACCGATCGCCGAGCAAAGCCTCTAGTATTTTATCGTTGCTTTTCTGGAGCTTAGCTAGCTCCTCCGCTACCTCTTTTAAATTCTCCATGATTAAAAGAAAACCATATAAATAAAAATCCAGTTACCGCAATCTCAAACCAACCGTAAGTCCCTACTAAGAATATTTCGTTAAAAAGTCTACCGAGTAAAAAACCTAAATAAGTCTTAACTATAGGATGATTGAAAACTTTCAGAAATATAAAACCTTGGAGTAATTCTACTGCGGTCATCCCTATAAAATAGAAATCCTTAGCCTCCGCAGAGCCTTTAGTAAATAGACCTGTTCCAAAATAGACAATGATATATAAGGCTATAGAAGTTACAAGTAGGGCTTTATATCTATGTTTTTCTAACACGGTCTACCTGAGAGATTTAAAGTAAGCTCTCCGATAAGATCGTTTAACTCAGCATCATTTAAGTTATCAACTTCGTTCGCTGCGTTAGTAGCTTGGTCCTCTTCTTCCGTAGTCAGAGAGCCGTCCGCGTCCGAATATATTTTAGAGGTGCAAGTTTGGTTAAACTTCTGCTTTTGAGCTTCCGTAAAGCCGTCGATAGTGTCCGATAGTTCGCTCATAATTTCTAGTTTTTCGATTTTCTCAAAGATAGTAATTTACCACATAACCCATTCCGAACCTGTAAACTGGAGTGTTTTAACTTCGTACTGCGTAGAGAAATTCTGCGTGCCTGACCCGTTTATATTAAAGCCGTTACCGTCTATAGTAACAGTACCTCCTCCAGAGTCTGCTATGGTAACCCTAACGACATCGTTAAGAGTAGGCCCTTCGTTCAACGTCATAGTTTTAGGGTCTCCTCCAGTAGTAACCAGCATAAAATCTCCAGCCTCAGCACTAGAATTGATAGATACGGCTTTGAAAAGCGGTATTGTGGCATCTGTTAAGACTTCTAGCGCCGCAATATCTGAGACATTAGTAGCTATATTACTGGTATTAGTAGATATATTGCCGGTATTGGTTTGGATAGAGTTGTCCAAAGCTGCAGCGTCCAACCCTTCGTAAGAGCCTTTATCTAATTTACCTGCTATATCCGTCGTATTAGTAGATATATTACCAGTATTATTGCCGACGCTAGAAGAAAGCCCGGAAATATTCGAAGCGTTAGTAGCTATATTACTGGCATTGGTAGCTATATCGCTCGCGTTTGTGGATATATTACTGGTATTAGTAGATATATTACTGGCATTGGTAGCTATATCGCTCGCGTTTGTGGATATATCTCCCGCGTTAGCAGTTATGCTGTCCGCTAAATCTTGGGCCGTATTTCCGTAACCTCCTTTCGTTAAATATAGATCAGTATCGATTAATTGAACAGCGGACCAACTGGCGCCGCTAGTAGAGTAGGCTAGTATGCTTAGCCCTGCGTTTAAGCTAGCCCCTCCAAAATTGGAGTAGGTCCCTGCAGTAGTGGCTAAATAAAATACGTCATATTCTGGCGTACCTGGATTAGTAGCCGCTACAGCAATCCCTTTATAATGAGACTCCCCAAGTATAGGGACTATATTATTAGTTAAGAGGACTCTAAGTATAGCCCCTGTAATTTCTCCGTTACCATTGGTCGTAATTACGTCCTCGATTGCGGTTTTTAAACTTTCGTAGCTCATAGCTTTAATTTTTTATATATTATTGAAAATAATCGTCGTTAAAATCGTCCATAAAATCCCCTCCATCTAGAGCGTAACCCCCTCCGGTCTTCTTAACTATAGAGGATATTCCGAACTCTACAGTAACTATTGCTAAATTTCCTTGATCTTGCCATCTAGACTCTATAAATATAGTCTCGACTTCGTAAGTAACTCCCTCGGAGACTATTCTAACTACATCGTTAAGCCTGACTAATCGCAAAGCATCTAGTAGATATTCTGGGGCTACGAATTCAAAAACGTAGCGCTTTTCGCTTATTTGCTTCTCCGGGAATGTAAACCCGTCTCTTTTCTTTACTTCCTCCTCGAAAGGATATCTAGGCTTACCTAGTTTCGAATCTATATAACATTCAAAAGCGAAAGGCGCTGTATAGTCTATATGGCCTCCAGGTACGGTAATATTATCGATACTAGAATAGACTAAGCGTATTAGTTTACTTGAATCGTTAACCGTTGTAAATATCTCACTATACCAGGTCTCCGTCCCGTCAGTAATGGTAATATAATATTGCCCTAATCCGATCGAATAAGAAGGGAATATTAAAGCCCCAGGATATTTTATAATATCGTAGCCGTCCGCAGAGAATTCTAGTATATTCAAACCCGAGCCGCTAACCTGAGCTGTTATATCTACCGCCGCTCCATCTAAAGCCCCGTTTGGTTTTATTTTCTGTAGAGTTACTGAGGTAATCGGAGTAGAGCTTCTATGGGTCCTTATAATCTGGAAAGGTAAAAGTCTAGCCGAAGGGCTATATAGCTTATAGATAGCTCCAAAGTTAAACTCTCTCTTATAGTCTTGGTATCTGAGATCAGTATAGAACGGCAAGACGTTTATGTTATGTTTTAAACTCATAACTCTGTATCGTGTTTTATTTTAGCCTCTACCATTCGGCTACCCATACTTATTTTAGCGCTAATTAGCTCCCCATTCCCTAAACTGGTCTTAATCAAACCAAAGTTAGCTAAATTACTTAGGTAAGGGAAAACTATATCCTGCTCTTTTTTACGGGTAATATTATTACTTACAGAAAAAGGATATAGGCCGTTTATACTGACGTCGCTAGTTGGTAGATTGTAAACCCAGTACTCTTCGTGGATAAGAGGCCAAGTAAGTAGACCATTTTGTAAAACTATAGGGGTAACTCCATCCTGTAGGGCTTCCGTAAAAGCAGCGTGCCAAACATCGGAGCCGCCGCTTTCTATAGGAGCTTCTACAGCTTCTACCATTAGAAAGCCGGAATCGTTAACATTCCTGTTAAAAAATAGGTAATCTATATTAGTAAATACGTCTAGCTGGTTTTCTTCTATGTTCTCTTTATCTACAAAGCTACTTTTTAAATCGATCGGAAACCCATCGAAATACTCGTTAGACCTTTCTATCCAGGTCGTTTCTATCCTTTCCGGTATTTCGATTTTATTAAAAGAGAATTTATTTTGAGCGTAAGACCAAGGTTTCCCGTTTCTTGGGTTGGAGATTAAGGTAGTATCTACCTCCACTATATCAGAAGAGTAGGAGCCTCCTCTCTTATACCAATACTCGTGCTCTAAGATTAATTTACGCCCGTCTACGTGCCAATTAATACGGTAAATCGTATTTAAAATTGTAAAAAACTCCTCTAAGCTAAGCTCTAGCTTATTAGGTAAAGTTTTAAAATTATACTCTAGAAAGGCTTTTTTATCGAGTAAGAACTTCCTTGTATTTTTAGTAGGGGTATCCTCGGTAGTAGCGTCGTCTTGGGCTTCTATATCGAAGAAACGCTGGAAACCAAAAGTAGTGTACGGAAAATCTCCATATAGGAATTCGCTAAAAAGACTCTCGTATTCGTGCATTATATCTATTTCGAGCTCCTGAAGAAAAGCCCTAAGTATATCTACTATATTCATAGCATTATCCACTCTGAACCTCCTAGTATTTGCTATATCGAAACCCGCCAAACTGTTATCGCTGATTTGTAAATATGCCTGTACGCTCCTCCAGCTAGCCGGGCATATTGGAATTCTAAATAAAGAGGCTCCTGAGGCTATACCGTTAAAGTATTTACCAGCGTTATAGTAGGGTTCTGATATCTTGCCGAAATTCTTATCTACGCTTTTCGGGTCCTCTCTTACGGAGCTGTCGAAATTGAAATTAGAACTCGAATTTATATACAACAGAGAAGCAGGAGCCACAAAGTTATAGTCGTTCTTAAATACGGCTAAATCGTAGGAAACTCTTTGGCTGGTAGCGTACCCTGTGCCCGGACTTGTGAAGTTGTCTATTATAAAACCGTTATTCGTTATCAAACGGAAATAAATATCCATAACGTCGAGATATAGAGTACCTGTTTCACTTCCTGCGCCCTCAAACTCTCCAAAAAAAGCGGTATCCTCAGGCTCTAAACCTCCTCCGTAATTCGAAACGTATAAAAGAGCATTATCCGAAATCCTTCTTATTTCCCATCTAGTATTAGGTACGTTTATAATTATCCTATAGGTCCCATCGTCGTAAGAAGGGAAACCGGATACGTCCCCCGCATAATCGTAGGTTCCGGTTACGTCGGTAGAAAGTTCAGAAGAGTAGCCAGAGTTAATAATAACTTGGTCGTTAATTCTAGCGCAGTAATGGTCCCCTGTTAGCAGAGACCTATCGTATACTCGTCCTTTATAATATCCGACTGGCTCCTCCCATACTTCACCTGCTTTAACGTTCGTAACTACTGTAGCCCCTCTTTGGTATATCTGCAGTATTGATCTTTGGAAAACTGTAACGCTAGAAAGGGGTATATTGATCTTTGAAAAATCTATTTTAGTTTTATAATTTCTAAGTATCTCATCTGCGGCGTTGGCAGTTTTGCTTTTTACAGTTATTAGCCTATCGTCCGCGTTAAAATCGCAATCCGTTATATAGAACTCCTGTAACAAGTCCGGCATTTCGTTTTTCTGGTCCGCTATCTCTACTAGGAATTTAGTATCTAAATCCGTTTCCATTAAATCTATAAGATAGTCGTAGTCCAGATCGGAGAGCTTAAAATCGCCGTTAAGCTTTTCGAGTAGAAAATTTTGCCCTTTCTCATAATTTAAGGTTCTCTCTAAATCCTCATATATCGGCCTCAGAACTCTAGAGGTATAGTAGGGCGCGAAATTAGTCCCGCTACCTTCTATAAGGGCGTTCGTTTTCAAATCAGAACCGAAAGCCGTAGAGCGCATAGTCAGCCTAACGTATTTAGTGTCCGCATTTGTTGTAAAGCTATCTACGTTAGTCGCGCCTGCCCCATCAACTAATACGAAATTCTCGTCATATTCTACCAGCTTAAAGAATATTTTGCCTCCGCTACTTAGGCTATCGCTGTGGCCTTCGTAACCCGTAGAAGGGCTTACCTCTATAAAATTCGTAGTAGCGTAATTCACGCTCTCAGTTATAGAGCCGTCCGGGCCAACTATAATACCTTCGACGAACTTAAAAGGGTCTATTAAATTAGACTCGTCGCTATTACGATGCAGTAGAGTAAAAATAAAATAGGATAGATCAGACATATATCGTTTTTACGTTTCTGTACTCTTCGACCGTTTGGCCTTTTTCGTTTTTATAGGTCCTCTTACTCTCTCCTCTAACTCTTATAGCGTTAAGGTCCTCCTCTATAGCTCCTAGCTTCTCGTTATCGTACCCGGAGGCATTTATAAAATATCTAGGGTCGTCTAGAAACGCCCCGCCGAAATTCTTCTCGAAATTACCAGCGTTTAGACTGTTAAAAATATTAGGTAATAAGCTTTTATATTTAGCCGTATTTCTCTTATTGATAACTGCGAAAGCTTCGCCTCCTTCTGCTCGACGGTCTCTACCGTCCCCCATATTAAGAGGTATATCGTTCCCGGAAGCATGAGAGCCGCCTTGCAATATCTCCCAGCCCCCATCTGCGAACTCTTGGGACTGCGATAGCTTTCGCGCTTTAACCTTAGCGGCCACAAATGAGCCGAACATCGTACCAATAGAAGCTAAAGCTAATCCGATACCCCAAGGACCTAAAGGGGACATAGATTTCCATATATTAGCGGAGGCCGTAATTAAGCTAGAGGTTTGCTGAGCTGTATCTAAAAGAAACTGCGCTTTTTGAGCCTTGCGCTTCTCTTTAAGTAAATCTCTTTCTTTTTGTTTAGCTATCTCTACCTCTCTGCGCGCCGCCTGCACGTTATTAACTTGCCCTTGCTCCTGTTTTTCTAGCTCCGCGTCTAATCTTGTTTGAGCCGAGGCTATAGCTTGGCTATTTTTCTGGATAGCTTGATCTGTAATTGCTATATTAGAAGCTAATATACTTTGAAGCTGTCCAACTGTAAAGGCTGTACTTTGGGCTATAGATTGGCGCTGGCTATCGTCTAATTTAAGTCCGACAGCTCTATAGATATCGAAACTTTGGTCTTGTTCGATTTTCCCTATTTCGCTGTCTATTTTATCCAGCGTATTTCGCATAGTATTGAGCTGAACATCGGAGAGCTGCCTTAAACCTGTTTTATTTAAAGCTAGTATTTTCTCCAGTCTTTCTCTTTCAGCTTGGAGCCTTAACCTAGTCTTTTCCTGCTCTGTATCTTTAACTAGCTCTATTTCGCTCATTTGGAAATCGTAAGCCTCGTCGTAGGTTCTTAACTTAAGATCGTACTCTAAACGATTAGCCTCTAATCTAGAGGCGTTGAGGTCTTGCTCTGCTTCGGCTAAATCTTGGGTAACTATACGCCTCTCCCTAACAATCTCTAAAAGACGGCCTTCTATAATTTCAGATAACCCTAACGATCTTATTTTCTGGTTCAAAACGACTGCGTCGCTTTCCGCCAATAAGTCGTTAGCGTTTATTTGCGCGTCCGTAAATTGCGATATTGTTGAGATTTGCTTACTAAAAGTATCGTCTGCTAATTCTCTAGTTTTATCTAGTAATTGCTGACGTTCGCTGAAAGTCTTAGTTTCGTCTGCGATTAATCTCTCGTTAATGGTTTTTTGATTGTCAAAGCCATCTATAAGAATATCCAAATCTTTTTCTAATCGATCTTGTTTTAATTCGCTTAGGCGTTTCTCATTATCCCTAACAGTTAATAAATACTCACGCTCTGCGGCTTTAAGAGTCTTATAGGCTTCTAGCTGACTATCTAGAAGCTCCTCTACGTCCTCCCCGTTAGCCTGTCTTAGATCAAGCTCCCTATTAAGCAGCGCTAAATTATCGCTAGCTATTTGCTTCTCTATTTCGGCTCTCTCTCTGGTCTTCTCGTTAGCAAGAGCCGCAGCTGCTTCTCTCTCAGCAAAAGACTTAGTAACGTCGTCCGCTATAGCTTTTTGAAGTTCTTCCGCGGTAACTATATCCTCGATCGATTTCTCTAATTTCCTATTAGCCCTCTGTGTCGCTAATCTAGCCTCTTCAAGTTCGTAAAAAGCTAAAGCTTGATCTTTTACTCCTTTCGTTGTTTGCCTAACAGCTTCGGCGAAAGCTTTTTGCTGGTCTTCATCTAGTCCGGTATTCATTTGGATAAACGCCTTACCAGCATCTAACGCCGCTTTCTTTGCCCCTTCTAAATCTCTATTCCAGAGAGAATTAAAAGCCGCACTAACAGAGCTTACCAATTTAGCTACTCCCTGCAGTCTATTAACTATATTCTTTTTCAAAGCATCCCAGAAACCTTCCATAGCGGCCTGAGGGTCTTCGAATACCGCCAGTAGTCCTTCATAAAGTCTACTTACTATACCTGTTATAGCGGACAATATACCTTGCAGAGCTGCGGCGCTTTTAGCAAAGAGATCGCTCCCCGCTTTAGTCTTTTTAAATATGGAAAAAAGAGCCGTTACGCCGCCTACTATTGCAGCGATAAATAATACAATCGGATTAGCTAGAAGAGCTTTCAAGGAGGCGCCTAAACCTTTTACTCCTCCTGCAGCGGCTCCAGTCGCTCCAGGTACATTGCTTAATTGATCGCCTAAACCTTTCCAGCCTTTTTCGTAATCTCCTACGCTTAAAGTGTGCTTTCCTGTAGCCTCCTGTAAGACTTTCATTTCTTCGTAAATAGCCTTGGTTTGCTTTTCCAGTTCCTGCCCTTCTTTGGTATTAGCCCTTTGCTCTTTACTAAGAGCGTTTAGCTTCAACTTGTTAAGGCTGTATTGGGCGCTAAGCTTATTATAGGAGCCTTCGGCCGCGTCGTTTAATTTTGCGGTAAGCTTATTAACGTTATTCTGTTTTTGCTGCTCAGCTCTAAGCCTGGCTAACTCCTCCGCTACTTCTCCCTGGCTTTCGGTTAATTTCTCTTGCGCTTTAGCTAGTCGGTCCGCATCGTCTGCAGCTTTCTTAACTGTCTTACGGTGCTGCTCTTGGCTTCCGCTCATAGTCTCTATAGACTTACGGACGTCTTCGGCCTCCTTCTTAACATTTTCGAAAAGATCGGCGTAGACGGTCTGTAGCTTTTCAAGCTGTTTAATCAGATCGTTAATACTAGCGTCTGGCTGTATAAAATCGCTATACTTTAGCGGGTTGTCTTCTGCCATCTTTTTGCGGTTTAAATTTCTTCTTAAGCCTCTCTAACGCGGTAAACATTTCGAGAACTGTAGTATTATCCGTAACCTCGAAGTTAATCCCATCTTTTAAAATAACGAGCATTTCCTGGAATTGCTTTTCGTGTTTTACTATAGCATTGCCTTTACCTTGGAAGCTTAAAGGGTTAACCATAGTAAGGATTCCTAGCTCTACCTTCTTTATTTTCTCGGAATTATCCTGGCCTTTTATAATTGAGTCTAGTAAAAGTAAGGTTCTAGACCTCAGCTGGCCGGTAAATTCTAACTCTCTAACGTTACTGCTATGCTCTGGAAAATACTCTTTTAGGTCGTCGTCGATTTTTTTTTTAAGCCGATCGATCAGCTTTTCCAAAAAACTCTTTTTAGCGTTAAGAAGCTTATCCGATAGCCTTCTTACGTTTTCATCTGATAAATCGTTTAAGGGCTTCCCGTTTATAGTTTTAATCAGTATTATAAGGCTTAAGTGCCCTACGTGCAGCTCCTCGGCAACTTGGTAAAAACATTGTCTTAAGTTCTTCACTTGTTTTAGAGCCTTCTCTTTCTCACCCTTATTTATGAAAGCTTCTATTTTCGATAGGTGCTGGCTGACGTCGTTAATATCTCCTCCAATACCGGAATCGATCAATAAATATTTATTGAATTTATGGAAACGCTTAGCGGGCAGCTCCTCTATAGATTCAAAAAACTCTATCTTATAACCTCCTATTTTCTCAATGCTCATAGTAATTTTTTAGTTATAGGCGTAGCTGCTACGGCCATTAGAAAATAAAGGATATCTAACTCGTTAAAAACAATCTGCCCTATAGAGACAATCAAATTTATCCAGAAAGAGAGGCAAAAATCACAATCGAAAATTTTAGAAATTATGGCTTTTGACCGACTTACTAGGTAATTTCTACTTCCAGTAACATTAAAGAATAGTATTAAGAAAGCCGAAAAACTCGCTTGTAATAGAGTATATGCTGTAAAAGTTACCATTCTAAACTAATTCAAAATTTTCCCCTAGAGCGTTAAGTACTTCGCTAATTACTCGCTGCTCGTCCCAAGAGCCGCCGTTTGTATTTAGTGTCAAGGTTCGGCCGTGCTCAAACTTTGCGCCCTCTTCTTTTAAGACCAAATCGACTTCAACGATATTACTACCGTCCCAACGATATCGGACCCCGTTCGGGCTGATTCTAGCCTCCCATTTCGAGGAGATCAGTCCCTTTTTATTTCGAATATCGAAAATCGTTTGCTCTGTTTTTGCTTTATATATCATGGCTGTAATGTTTGTTGAATATTCTTAGACCACCAATAAAGGCGATCAATATCAAAGCCGCTTGAAGAGAAGGTATTACCGTTGCCGCCTACCATCCCTAAAGAATTATTAGTATTTGAAAGATAAACTGTTGAGGACAAGATAACACCGCCGCCGAAATTGACGTTAAAAGGCTCTCTATCGAATAACTGAAGAACGCCGCCTCCTTGGTCGGCGATTCGGTTTAACTCTTTAAACGGCATTACGTTAAAACCAGTATAACCGCTAAACGTACCAGCACCGTAAGCGACAGCCTCGGTAAAATTCATCCCGTAAGAAATGCTAATCTCGTCTATATGAGTCAAAAGAGCAAAGCCGTATAAGTGGTCGATAACAACTGCTACGTCCCTAACATCTGACGCCGAGTACTTAGGGTAATTCTGTAATCCTTCGAAGTCCGTAAATCGATTCTTATTCCCGAATACATTATCGTATTTTAGAGTCCTGAAAGGGTCGGCGGCTTCGATATCGAGTACTTGAATTACGGCCGGATTTGGTAGGATATAGTCGTCAAAATGGCCGTTTGCTAAAAGCCAGCCTTCGTCCCCGGTTCTATAGGAAACATTCTGGCCAGACCACCCAGATAGGGCGCTCTGGTATTGAATACCGTAAGGGGCGGCGGTGGCCACAGTAAAAGCTAAAATACCAGTCTCCGTAAAATAGCCGTTCGTTACTCGATAAGTAAGGTAAGATACGCCTGTCCAGTCGGTCTCTGGAGTTATTAGTACCTCACCGTCTACGATCTCTGCGGTAGCGCCTTGCAACGGTTGAGATATCGCTAATAATCTTAGCTCAGAGCCTCCTCCGTCGTCATTAGCTAGCACGTCTACGCTTAGAGGCGTATTTATGCTTAGGCTAGCGGTATCTCCGATAACTGTCAACGGGTCCGAAGTATCGCCGCAATAGTTATCTATGTATAAAAGGGTCCCTTCGAATCTAAAACCAGCGTAAGGCTGCATAAGGTGCTGTTTATCTACTTGCTTTATGCTGTGGCCTTTGTAGATATTGCTAGGCTCCTCGTAGACTTTTTCCAAAGTAAACCTACCCGTTGTAAGTCTTAAATTCTTACTTAAAACGCCGATTATATCCGCCTTAACTTCCTCCGTATTCCTGTAACCTGTCTGGTCTAGCACCTCCTCAATGTTAAACCAGAAAATAATAGAAGCCTTTGTACTTCCTTGTGTCGAAGAGTTAGGAAATACTTTTATAGTTGTGGGGTCTTCCAGTTGAAAAAAAGAGTAATTACCTAGGTTAGTCCCTGGTAATAGGTCTTCATAGCTAGAGCCTTCTATATGTATGCCGGGGTAATTGTATTCTCTCCCGTCTTTTAGCTTAGTAAGTTTCTGGCTCCTTCCGAGTGAATGCGTTAGCCAGTCTAGCCTATACGAGAGTATATCCTGCAGCTCTACGATAATCTTATCGAAAAACTCCGGATTATTTATTTTAGGTATCGATTCTAGGCTCATATCTTACTAAGTATTTCACGAACTACAGGCTTAATATAGTTCTCCGATAAATCCTGCATATTCTCTTTAGTCAATCCCATAATTTCGGCCCCATATTGAAACTTTAATTTTTCCGTCTTCTCGTCCGAGGCTTTGATCTCGAAACTATCGTTATCAAAATTAATGAAAAACGACTCGTGAAAATCTCCGCTATCTCTTAGAGTTACTCTAGAGGTCGGCTGCCCTTTCGCTCTTTTTACCGATATCGTAAAAGGTCTATAAGGCGCGTATCTCTCTATCGGTACTCCTTCTCTCGTTACCCCTCTATCGAAAAGCTGGTCCTCGGTATTCATATCGAGAATAATCGCTTTATTATCCTCTAGCGTTTTCCTTATAGCTTGGGTAATCTCTTCCTCTACCTCTTTAAGCCGCTCTATCATTGTAGAGAGCGCTTTCATATCGTTCTATACTTAACCCCTTTACGGTTACAACTGTAGCAGACTCTACTCATTCCGTTTAAATCTACGGAGGCCGCCTCCATAGCTTTACCTAACTCGTAATTCAGTCCGCTTTTTTTATGCCCTTGGCTATCTCCGTCAAGCTCGTATAATATTTGTTGAACGCTGGTATTATGCGTCTTACGGTTAATATTATTCGAGGGGTTATAAGCCATATATCTAAGCAGATCGGCGGCCACTTGCAGACCTAAAAGATTTTGAAAAGATCGACGCTGCTCTATTAGAGTATCCGTAGCGTCGCACTCTAAAGTAATTTGTAAATTGAGGCCGTAATTAGTCTGTAGGTCGTACAGATTATCGGATATATCGAATAGCTCTGGGTCTCCGCTATCGAAATCGTTACCATTTTTGAAAGGGTATATTTCTAAATATCGGCTCCAAGTTTTTTGCGCTATCATTTCTGAACTATTGCAAGAGCCGCAAGGTCTTTTACTCCAGTCCCTATCCTTTTTTATAGCCTTAACTGTCTCGCCTAAAGCTCTCTGATCGTAGCAGAGATACCAAGTACCCCCCGCGTCGGTATCCTCCGATAAATAGGGGAGGTAGATTTCCTCGGAAGGGGTAAACCACTCTAAACTTTTATCTTTCGCTCTGTTTAAAATAATAGTCTGGACCGGCGCCAACTGGCTAGAATGGAATAGATATAGGGTAAGGTCTTCCACTCCTTCAAACTGTGCGCCGATCTTATCTATTTTAAGCGTTACGCTATCACTCCTCAAAGGGGTTATTTCGAAACCTACGAGATAATTACCGTTATCAATAGTATCGGCTAAACGTCCTGGGCGATCGAATAGCGCCTTATGTTCCAGAATGTTTTTAGCGGTCCTGTCGGCTATTTTCTGAGTCCAGAGGTTTTGCAGCATTTTAGCTATAGAGGCCTCGGTCTGCTCTTGTAGCCATTCGCTGAAAGGAGTATATACCTCCCAGTACTCCGCTGAGGTATCCGGCTGGTTGCCTGTGCCGGCTTTTATACAGCGGTAATTAACGCTAGAATAGCTCGCTTTATCTCCTACAGCGTAGGCCGTTCCAGAATCGTAAGCCGTGTAGGTCCCTTCCTCGAACTCCGGGGCATACTGTTCTAAAATCTCGATATTTAGAAGAGGGTGAAAATCTTGAAAGTAAAGGCCGCTAGAGCTAGCCGTTAAACTATTAGCTATTTGTAGGGTGCTAGTTTTCTGGTTCTGCCTCCATCCTATAAGGCCGCTATAGCCGCTTTTTAAATCGCTTACTCGGTACATTGCGCTAAGAGTTTTTAAAGAAAAAAGGGAGGGGCTTTTTGCCTCTCCCCTTTCTCAACTATTCAATTAATAACCTATTAGACTGGGTCTAAGATTGCGGCTTTCATAATCGGATTAGCGATAGTAGAAAGGTCGCTATTGTAAGGAGTTAAGAAAGCTACATCCACAGCGAAGCCGTAATGCTCTTTCTTCGCTCTCGTCATATCCGCAGAAGCGGCTCCAGCGATAGCGTTAAAATCTCCTTTACTCTCGTAGAAATAAGTACCTACAGGGAAATTGATAAGCGGCAGCGTATCGATATCCCACTCCGTACCGTCGGCCATAGAGGTCTGTAAGATACTTTCTCTCTCCATTCTTTGCAGAACGCCTAAAGAGCCAGATTGTACTCCGTACATATTAGCGTGCTCTCCGCCTCCATTAGCCAAACGGCTAGAGAAATGGAGAGTTTTATCGCTATACTCTAGAGTTTTATTAACCTCATTATACAGCCCTTTCTCGGCCATTTTACGGATAGCTGCCTCTACTCCCCCGTTACCGAGTAAGTGAATGCCTCCGAAATGGTCGTTAGCGGCCATCATTGGATTAAGGTCTCCGATAATATTCTCACGATCTACGTAAGGAACTTGTACTACGTTGGCCGTAGTAGTATAAGTAAGCAGCTCGTTAAAGACTTGCGTCTTATTTGTAGATAGAGCAGATAAAGCCGCGCTATCTAGAGTCTCTGCAAACTTATACAGGTACTTCAAGAACTTACGTTCGAAGTCTTCCTGCACGCTCAATTCATTATTCATAAAAAGAGCTGGGATAATTGTAAAACCCCAGGCATAAGTCGTAAAACTTATCGAATACATTTGGGAGGTATTCTCGCTATCTGCAATCGTAACCGACCTAGTCGAACCGATTGAAATACCAGCGTCGAAGTCTATAACTGGGGTTTCCAGCGTGTTTCCTATCGAAGCCATTGCTCTTTTTTTGAGATCATCCGTAAGGATACCTCCTGGCTGCATAGATTGCATCATAAACAAATCTAAAGCCCCGTAGCGGCTCGGGCGCAGCTCGTTTTTGTCCAAGTTAGAATTTGATCTAACATTCTGGATTCTAGTATTAACTAAAGACATCTTTTTCTATTTTTTAGTCTTAAAAACTTAAGCGTTACCCGTGCGCTCTTTAATTGGTTGCTAATTTAAGCCGATTTTTTGAAAAGTTTGAAAATTTTCACAATAATCTTAGTATCGGCCACCCCGTTAGCAGCGAGGGCGGCTCCTAATCCGTAAACTATAACCCAGAGCCAGCTTAATTCTGCCAGATACCCCAAGCCTAGCAATTTACCCATAATTGCCAGAAATAATCCGACCACCCAAGAGAAAATCTGGACGGCTAAATTAGGAGAGCTTTCCGTTTTACCTAAAAGCTTTTTAAAGAACTCTGTTAAGAAAGGAATAGTAGCTACCAGACCCGCAAAGGTTTGGAAAAAACTATCCACTTCTAAAACTTCTAAGGTCTCCCCTTGCGCTAACAAAGGGGCCGATAAAAAGCAAATAGCTAAAAAGAAAAAGGATTTTAAAAATAAATATTTCATAGTTTCTAAATATTGGTTATTTAATAGGGAGGCTACTAATTTTATTATCCTCCCAGATTTTTCGCTGCTTTTCTGCGAATTCTGCAGTACCTCTGGAGAGGCCTTGGGCCATAAGATACTTAACGATAATATCGCTAGCATCTTTTTGAGTCTTAACTCCCGCCAGATCGGTAAGCGTAATTTCTTCGTTTCCGCCGCCAGGCTCTTCGCTCCCAGAGCCTTTTTGGTTTTTACCTGTGTCGAGAACCTCTCCTAAATTTTCTCGCATAAGCTCTTCGGCCGTGTAAGGCTTCAAGCCGTTAGCCTTATTTCTTACGATCTCGTTATCCTTATCTCTAAAGACCATTTCCTTACCGCCTTGGCCGTCGTCGATAAAATCTGGAGTATACTTTCCTAGTATCTGGCCTTTAGTTGAGGATAGTAAAGTCTTCTGAACGCTCTCAGGATAACTAGATTTGAATTTTAGGCCAGCCTCTACAGCGGTAAATACATTATCTACTTTAACCTGGCTTAGCTTACCGGAGAACTCAGTCTCTTTAGTTTTCCAGTTCTCTTTATCCGTGTCATACTGCTCCTTAAGCTGAGTTAAGGCGCTCTGAGCGTCCGAAAGCTGAGTCTTAAGAGCTTCGTCCGTACTTCCTTCGGCTATCTTTCTCTCTAATTCTGCGATCTTACTCTCCTTATCGCTGATTTGAGTCTGCAGAGTCTCCGCGGAGGCCGCTTTTTCCTTATAGGCAGAAAGCGCTCGCTTCATATATTCGTACGATTTCTCCCCCTCTTTTTTCTCTAGACCGGTTACCTCTTTTACGTCCTTCTCTATAAGGCCGTGGTGCTCTCCGATCTTAGTATTAATAACTTTCTCCTCGTCGTTTTTAGACAAGGTAGTAATAGTGTTTATAACGTCGTCGCTCAATTCTTTTAAGGACTCGTTAGCTTTTAGAGTTTCTGCATCTAGTGCCATAATTTTACTCTTGAATTATGTTAATAATAAAGTGAATTAGTGGAAATATAAAAAGCCAGAAAACTCTAAAAGTTAACTGGCTCAGTAAATCTTTACTTAGGCTCGTGTAAGACGTGTACAGAGTTATAGCCTAAACCTGGTAGGTCTTTCTTAACCTGTGGCCACTCCTTAACATTGAACTTTTGAACGAAAGGCTTAGAGAGTCTTTCGCCCGTATCGGCGTTAAACTTCTTCTTTTCTACTTCGACGTGGACGAATTTTTCCTCGCCTTTAGGCACTTTGTAATTCTTAGTTACTGGCCCATTTTTAGCGGATAAATCCTGCTTAGCCTCTTCTGGCTGCTTAGCCTCTTCTGGCTGCTTAGCCTCTTCTGGCTGCTTAGCCTCTTCTGCGAAGTCTTTAGCTGCGCTTTCTTCGGCGTTACTCTCCTTGGTCGAGTTGCCCCCGTTGTTTTTGTTCCTGTTTGACATAGTCTATAAAAGTATTGGTTATGTTTTCGATCTTTTTATTGAACTCTATTTGCGAGCCGAACTCGACTACGTTCATATTCTCACGTTCAAATTTATCTACAAATCTATTAAAATTTATTTTTATCTGTAGTAGTAGAGGGTCTATCCAGTTTTTTTCGCCCATTTTCATAAGCTCCTCTAGCGTATAATGCCTGTAAGGCTCCAAATGTTTAAGCACTAACATACGCTGCATTAGGTTAGGATTATTCCTATACTCAGTCTCTAATATCTGGCTATTGATCTGGTCTAGTTCTGCCTCGCTGGAGCCGTTGGCTTTCGCTGCTTTATACTGCTCGTAAAGGTCGTCTATAGTATAGATATAGAACTCTGTACCTAAATTGATACTAGCCGAATTAAATTCGTTACCATATCGAAGACGGCAGATAGTTTCGGCTGTAAAACGCCTGGCTTTCTCGATATTCTGCTTTAAGGCGTTTATAATCGTAGAGCGGCTCTCGTAGTTAGCTATAACTTGCTTTTCGTTTACGGCTTTCTTAGCTGTAACGTCTCCGCCTACCCCTACTACGGAGTTAAAAATATGGTCTCCTAGCCTAGTAACCTCTTCGACGTTATATTCTAAACTTGCTTTATCGATCTGAGTAATAGAAACGGGGTTTCGGAGGTCTGGGTCCTCTTTCGACTGAGGGGCCGGCACTTCGATAAAAGCTCCTACTCCTGCTAGTCTTTTCTCGGCGCATACCGGACATTGCATAACTCCGCCGTCTCTTAAGACCTTATAATTATCGTCGTCGCCTCTTAAATAGCCGCCGTCGCAGTAGTCTCCTGTCTCGTTATTTTGGAAATCGCAATCAGCCTCGTAAGCCGAATATATAGGATAAGGGGCGTAGAGGTCTAAATGCCTCTTACTGATCGAGTAGAAGAGCAGCCAATCTAAATTACTTAATTGAGCGGATAAAGGAGATTTCTTTAAGTCTGGCTCTTCTTTTGTCAAGGAATCGGACCAAAGAAATTGCGCGGGGCAGTAGCCGAGTTCGTGAGCCTCTTCTAATATGGCCTCACCTGCTACTTGTCCGTTTCCGTCAAGGGTAAAAACTTGGTAATGCTCGTCGTCGATAACTGTTATCTCGCCCTCTCGGCATTTGAAAATTATCCATTCGATGCGATCATTTCTAAAACTATAGTCTATAACGTTTCGAATATCTAGAAAGTAAAAATAAGGCTCTGGTCTCATATCCAGCTGCTCTCTAGGTAGATCGATAACGATAACCGAATTAATGCCGGATTTTATCTGGTCCCAAGCTTTTTCCCGCCAAACGGACGGCTCTTTTAGCTTCTCTGTTCTGTACTCTTCCCAGTCGTCTAATAAGTCCGGGGATTCGAACTGGTAATTAACTGCAGCGTTTCGGCCGTCGAAAACTCGTTCCAGCTCGTTAAAGATCGTCTCCGTTAAATCGACCGTAAGGACGGGAAGCTTAAAGAGGCTAACGAAAATAGAGAATTTGTCTTTAGGGAGTAGCTCTCTAACCCAGTCTAAAAACTGAGTTAGAGGCTTAGAGATTCCAGACGGATAAAGGTAGCTTTCAGCGTGAAATTTGAGGCGCTCCTCGTGGTTTACAGCTTTAGCTATTGTCTGTTTTTTCTCCGGCCCTTCAACTCTCTGTTTTACCAGATTTGAGGCTAAGGCCATTCTTTTTGTCGAATTTAAAATTAGAGTCTTCGGCTAATTCCCAGCCGCCGTTATTTTCTCTGCTTAGTAAACGCTCAGCGTGTGCTAGATTAAACTCTCGGCTCTGGATAATTTGCTTTTTGCCGTCTGGTTTAGCTGCGTGTTTTACTACGAGCTTAACCATAGACGGCTTTTTTTTCTGCTTTTCGGACATAGCTATATCGGTTTAGTTCAAAACTTAAAAGTAACTAATTAAGGACTAACTAAATCGTTGAGCGGGTCAAAATCCGAAGGCTTAATAATATAGAGGTTGTCCGACCAGTTAGGTTCGAATGCCCAGGAGATCGTATTCATATCTACCTCCTCTAGTCCTCCAAAATTCTTATCTCCTATAAAGAATCCGCGGATAGGGATACCCATAAAGTCCGTAGGCGAGTCTGGGTCGTCGGTGGCTCCGTGAAGTCCAGCTACTTGCCCGTGCTCATCTACTAAGTAGACTTGCAGCGTCTCAGTCATATACTGTTTTAGCGCTTTGGCCGCCTTCTGTCTTACGTTAATCATGTTAGCCGTAAACGTAGTAGGCTCTCTACCGATAACGATCTCAATACCTCCGATTGTATCGTTACCTCCTCCGTAAGTTCTAGCCGCTCCTGGTTCAGTAGCAGGACCGGAGATAAAAGGAGACTGTACTACTTTAGTGCCGTCCGAAGCTGACAATAGAGAAGTCCAGCTAGCTAAAAGCTCGGGGTCGTCGCTTCCGATAACGAACTTATTACGAGTAGAACCCGTAGAGAATTTTCTCTGGAATATTACTTTTTGGATTTGTCCTAGCTGCTCCTGGCAGCCTGTTACGTCTACGTCGGCTATCTCTGCGGCCGGTGGGCATTCTGCTAATAGTCCCATAATTTTATAATAGTTTAGTGTTTTTCTAGGTTTGTCGGCTCCAAATGTAATAACTAAAAAGCCCGAAATTTTCGGATAAAACGAGAAATAAAAACTTTTTTTATAAAAAAACGGAAAAAAATTTCTTTGCTTAAAATATTACGCGTATATTTGATCTATAATAAAAAACGAAAAAAATGGGAAAAGTAATATTAGTAGCGAGTAATACAGTAAAAAAAGCGATAAAAGAAGGCTTTGGAGATAAGGCCGATTTAATGCTAGTAGGTTATGAGACTCTATTAAACAAATCCTTTCAAATCTGCGACGACGTAGAACTGGCTCACCGTATAACTTTTAAGTGTTTAAATACGGATAAGTTCGCAAGCCTAGTAAATGATGCTTACGACGCTGGACAATTGATATACTCTAAACAATAAAAACTTAACAAGGAGCCTCTTCGGAGGTCTCCTATAAACTCTAAAAAAATGGAAATGAAGACGGAAAACTATAAAGGCTTTAGAATTGAGAAGCGTACGGATGTTAAAAGCCATAGCGCTATAATATACAAAGGCTTCAAGCTGGTAAAATGTATTGCAGGCGATATTTTCGCGGACGGTTCGGAGAACTCAATCGAAAAGGCTAAGAAGTATATAGATAGCTTGTAGACCTGAGCCTTATAAAACAAAAAGCCTCCTAATCTCTTAGGGGGCTTTTTTATTCGTTCGTTTAGCATATTAAGATAATGCCTTTGTCAATCCGTCGCGAGCACGTCTAAAGCATTTATTGTTCTTAGCTGGCGTCTTACTAAACTGGTCCGCTCTAATCGTTTGCGGATTCAATCCACTATTTAAAACCTCTAAACTAGGAGGCTTTTCGATTTGCAGCTTGTAAGTGCCGATTTCTAACGCTTGGGTAGATACGGCCGCTACCTCAGCGGCTGTCTCTATGGTCCCTACGTCAAAATCGATACTAATAGCTGCTTTTTCATCTGCGAACGGAGTAACCGAAGACCCCGAACTCGTAGCGCTTAAACTAAAGCCTACAGATAGAAGCAGTATAAGAACAAGATTTCTCATACTCTCAAAGATAGAAAAGTTTTTTAATTTCTCCTTTTTACTCCTCGCTTGCGGCTTTTCTGAGCGCTTAATTTGAAGTAGGCTAAATACCGCATAGGGTCTATAGCGTGGTTAAAGTCGTCTATAGGTTCGTTTAGAGTCTTACCTGTTTTATCCTTCTCGTAGCAGTAATTTCTAAGCTCGTTAATCATGTTAACACTATCGGCCGTAACTAAGAATTCCTCTTTTAGCAGAGTTTCTATACCTAGCTCTATGCTACCAGGTCCGGACTCCGATTTCCGTATTTTAAAGCCGAACTCCTCTAACTCAGTAATTAATCGGCCGTTCGATCTATCGGCCGTTACAAAGTCCGTTTTCCTTACGCCTGCCTTTCTCATAAGCTCGGCTATCTCTCTAGTCTTTAATCCTGACTGGTAAAAATGCTCCTTCCAGATTACTTTACCCTCATAAACCCAAGCGCTTACTAAGGTGCTAGGGTCGTTACTCCAGCCGAAATCCATACCGTAGCCTAGTAACCTAGCTGCTTTAGGTAGCTCGTTTATAGTGGTCCAATTACTAAATATTACACCCTCTAGAGAGCCGACTAGCCCAAGGCCATAAACCTTCCACCAGTTAGCCCAGTAATTGCTCTTAATATTCCTCTCCTCTAGAAGCTGAGAAGGCTCTAAATTCGGATTAATAAAGGCTTTAATTTTAGCCTTCTCAATCTCTTTTACGATAGCCGGGCTAAGGGCTTCGTTATCCTCGTAAGTAAGCGTTAGCCAGTCTGCATCCGGCTCTTTATATTCGGCTAACTCCGTGTGTGCCCAGAACTCCCTAGAAGGGTTAAAGTCTAACCATATCTCGAGATCGGTACGGATAGCGAGATTATGGAAAGTATCGAAATTAATAGCGTTGGCTTCATTAACGTAGAGGATATTACGGCGAGGTCCTCTAACTTTCTCCTCTTGGTCTGCGCTAAAAAACTCAATGTAGGAGCCGTTAGAAAATTGATAGGTTAACAAGGTCCGGTTATAGTTGGCGTCAATATAGCGGCCGGTTACCTTCATAATCTTAAGGAAATCCTTAAGCGCCCCTTTACGTAAGTGCGGAATAGATTCGGATACGACCGATATCTCTAAATTAGGAGTTTTAGCCGCTCTGTCGATTAAAATAGGGAGTATACCGTACGTCTTGCCAGCTGAGGTTCCTCCAGGGACAATCCTAAAACGCTTAGTTAACTTGCGAAGCTTGGCTATGGCCGTAGTATACTTAAAGCCGGGTATCTCGCCAACTATATGTTTTAGCGCGCCCATATATCGAATTAGTCGTTCTCTTCTTCGTCGGTATCTCCGAAAAGCGGCTGCTCTTGTTGTATTAACATTTCTGTTCTTTCTGAGAGGCCGAGATCGCGGATAATTACGTTAGCATTGAAGGCTCCAGAGGCGGCGCCAGTAAACTTCTGATCGTACATAATATGCCCTATCACGATTAGAATTTCCGAGTAATCGTCGTAGTAATTTCCCTTGTTAGCCCTGTAGTCTCTAAGGTGCGCGATAATTTTACGTTCGTGCAAATACGCTTCAAAACCCTGCCAAGTATAAGGGACCATTTGCTCCAAGTCTACAACTTCTCCGGCTCTCTCTCCTCCCCGAATAAATTCCTTTTTTACTATTTTCTGCTTATCTCTTCTTTTGAAATAATCGCAGGCTAAGCTCCAGAGATGATCTGGGGACTTAAGGGCTTTAGGCCGCCCTCTTCGTTTTCTTTTATCCCAGTAATCCTCTTGGTCTCTATCTAATTCTATTCGTTTGCCCATCTTAAAAAGTTTCTAACAAAAGTATAGAAAAAGAAATTTTAACCGATAATTAAAAAATAATATGTAAACAATCATTGTTTACGCTACAAGCCGCTACTGGTAAAGGTTTGAGGTTTCGCTGTAAACAATGCTTTTTTTTATTGTTTACGTCTGTATAGCCTGTGAATATTGAGAATTTAGCTATTTTTTAAGCTCGTAAACAATAAAAACGAGCTTTTTAACTTATATACGCGTTTTATAGCTTTTTTATCCTATTTTTTTACATATTATACTATATAATATCACTATACTACTATTTTAATATATTATTGTTTTATTGTTTACAATTACATATAAGCCTTTAGGCTCTAGCAATCCAGAGTAAACAATGATTGTTTTTTATTGTTTATTATTGTTTACGAATAGAAGTTTTACGGAAATTTTTCGGATATTTTCCTCTGGAGTGTAAACAATGAATTTTTATTGTTTACAGCATTGTTTACACTAGGAAGACCTCAGAATCCTAATTTTTTAGATTGAGGAAATAAAATATTAGAGCTGCTTTAGAGTTAAATAGATCAATATTAGAAGCAGGTCTATTAGAAAAGGCATAGCCCAAGAGTCTAAAACGTTCAATTTATTCACTTCCCAGTCGATTTTACCGCTATTAATAAGCGAGATAATTACCCAAATTATAAACATTTGCTTAAATTAAGAATTTATACTAATTACTACGTTTTTAAGTGTTTTTAGGCGCTTTTAGCCCGTTTTAAAATTTTAAAGTCGTCTTTAGCTCTCCTGGCTAGACGCTTACCTTTTTCAAGGTTGTATCTAGTCCTTATGAAAATAAGATCGGAAGCATTGGCCCAGAAACTATTCCGCGTTCTTCTAGTGTAGAGTAAAACTCTGGAGCCAGATCGAGAGACCTTACCGAGTACAAAGCGCATAGCTTTATCCTCTTGCCAATTGGTATGGTAGTTACATCCTGGTATTAAAGGCCGTATATTCATTTATTCGAAAACTTCCTTTCTGTAGTAGATTATAATAAAGAGACTAAGAGCCTGTAAGGCTATAAAAGGTATTTGCAGGCTTATTATAGCGGTCTCTAAAAGCAGCCCCTTAGTTATTAATTTTACGAAGAGAGCTGCAGGAGTAACGGTAAGCACTATAAAAACAAAACCGTACTTTTTAGCTAATTTTTTCATATCCTTTTATTCTTCTTAATATATTCTATAGCTATTTTGCCCGCTATCCTTTCACCATTCCAAAATTGGACGTACGCCGTCCGGTCTTCTCCGTGGCCACAGCAGGCATTCATAACTTTAGCAGTATTCAACTCACCTATACAGCCGTCGTAACCTTCTGCAGTTCTCTTAAGTCCGCAATGGCCGCAGATTTCCTTAGCGTATCCGTCTAAATAATTACCAGCCATTTATTTTTCTCTATAGGAGTGTTATCCAAACTTTTGCTTGCGATATCAACGAGTTAGGCTTCATTGCATTTTGGTTTATATATCGGTTTCCGCAAGTGGCTATCGGTTCTTTTCTTATTCCACCCATCAATAAACCCTTTCTTGTAAGCGTCTTTTATCCATCCTGCATCTCCGCCACTAGCTCTGTATTGGCTTCTAAGAGCATTCAGTTCTTTTTCATCAGGCAACGAAAGCCTAACAAAAGATATAAACCATTGCTTAGTAATCAGGTATTTAGATAATTTCTGTAACATAATATTGTATTTTAAATTAATTGATATTTCGTGTTTAAATCGCAACGGATTCATATCAAAACCGTTGTGCTTCATGCCCTGCTATTCCACAATTCAATAAGTCTATCCTTGTCGCTGTGCATAAATGAAACGGAGCATTCCTTTGTCGGCCCGTGATGTAAATGATGCCAAGTCATAGTTTTATCAGATGATTTAGATTCGTGAAATATTAAATCATTTCCCCCACAAAACGGGCACGGAAGCACAACACCTGCTAAGGGTGCATGGCCTTTGGTTTGTTTATTATCGTTCATCTTTATTTAAGTTTTTCGGTTTAATATTAACTAGTGGCTCGGTTCAGGTCGGCCACGACACCTTATCAACAACGTTAGCGTTCATTTTGCCTACGCTCGTTCCAGTGTTTCAAAAACTCAGTTCTCATAAGTTCTGCAAACTCTTCGGCTTCGTCTTGGGTGAAGTTCTTAATATCAAATCCTTCATCAACTTTGAACCCGTCTTGTTTTAGTTGTGCTTCTTTTTCAAACCTCACAAAGTTTGGCATCTTAGGAGGGATAATTTTAAATAGTTTCTGCATTGTACTATTGTTTGTGTGCTAACGCTCAAAAACGAAACGTTAACACGGTTTAAAATTCATTCCGCTTTACTCATTGTCTTCTAATATTTAATACAGCATTTCTTATACTTCATACCGCTCCCACAAGGACAAATTTCGTTACGGCCTATCTTTTTATCGGTTCTTACCTCCACGCGCTCCCCTACGACTTTTTTAGCTGGGAGTCCATTCTTACCGGGCCGATCTATATAGGTGAGTTCTACCAGTTCGGCTAACTTCTGAGCCTCTATCGAGGCGTCTTTAGTGGCTGCATCTAAATAAGCTACTGATCGGCCTACCTCATCTAAGGAGGTCGTCGGAGCGGTTGGAAGCTGCTCTGCGTCCAGCACCTCGATATTATGTTCTTTTAAAATAGCTAGATGCTCAGCATTTAAGCTACTTATTCCGCCTGCTACGGCTATCGTTTTGATATCTCTATTCATAGTTTCTAACTTTTACTCAATACAACTAGCTATAATTTCTCTACAGAGTTCTTCCGGTATTTTCGATCTGTTGTAGGAGCCTTTTACTCCTTGGGTGCCTGTTCTAGACCCTCTAGGGGCTGGCTGGTGATGGCAGTTTTTATTGCCGTTTTTGCATTGGGGGCGAGGCACCCACTCGATAGAGTTAGTCCAGATATCCGTAGGCTTAGCTCTTAAGTCTCCGTATTTACAATACCAAATAGTATGCCTATCGAAATCTTGCATAAAAGGCATTTTACGAAGCATTCCGCGAGGATTCTCTATAAAAAAAAGTAAGGACGGATTAAGCTTTAGATAAAATTTTATTAGCTCTATAAAATGCCGGTTTGTCCTATCGCATTTCTTAGCGTATTCAGTTTTGGGCTCTATGCTATTCGTTCGGTGAGTGCTGCAGGCTGCTATGCTGTAAGTCGTGCAATCTGGAGAGGCCCAGATTACATCCGGGATAAAAGGTATATGTTTAGGCGTTAGTTCTTCTATATCTATAGCTAAGTCTATACCGTTAAACGGCTGCCAATCGATAGAAAAAACTTCTAAGCCTTGCTTTTGGGCCTCTATTCCTATGCTTCTGGACCCTGCGAACAGTTCTAATAATTTCTTTCCCATATTCTAACTTTTATAAAATTCCGCAAACGCTTTTTTAGCGCTTCTCATTCGTTTATTAAAGCCAAGGTATCCTAACCTATAGAGTACGTCGGCGTAATCATGGCAAACTAGATTCTTACCTATAAGCCCGAAATTCTCCGGCTTTATATCGGTAAAGAAGTTAGGTATTTTATCCGGCAAGTCGGCCATAGAGTTAATTGGCTTTGTCTTTCGCTGTATGAGCATTCTACCGTTATCGCTTATACATTTACAAGGTGCGAACCAGCGCGTAATATCTCGATAGGCCTCCGCTTGGTAATTCTCAACTAAGGACCAGATCGACCATTCTATAACATTATCAAAGCCGCTAGTTTCGTCGTCCTGTATCTTAACAACGTAACGAGGGTCTGGACCATAGCTATAGACTACTCTAGTAGCTCCAGAGCCGATATATTCTCCTAACACCATATCGAGAGCAGCTGCAGTAACGCCAGTATCTTTTACGATCGCTTTAGCTATATCGCGCGCTCTAATCTCTGCCTTAGTATTGTCTAACATCTACACGCCCTCCCGTTTTGAATTCCTTATTGAACTTTAAAGCTGCATATTCAGCCTCTTTTATCTTACGAGCTAAAGCACGGCATCTATGTAGCATTTCCATAGCTAAGTTTACAGCTTTATTTCTCTGCTCTACGGAGTAATTCTCGTCCTTAGCGGCCAAATAATAAAGCCTGCGCGCTCTTTTGTGCCAATTATCGGCGATCTGCCAAGCTTCTTTTATTGTCATTTGCTTACTCATAACCTCCGGTCTTTGTTAGATTATTTCTCGACATTCAGGGCAATAAGTTTCTGCAATTTGTTTAACCCAAACTTTTCGCTTATGCTGGCATTGGGTCTCTTTCGCTAGCTCTTTTAATTGGGTTTGGAGTTGTTCGCTTAATTGTTTATAGTAATATCTTTCAGCTCTTACAAAATCTCTCCTTCCCTCAATTGTTGAGCTATAAAAAAGATAATCAGGCTTTTTTAAATGCTCTTCTGCTTTACTCATTGTCTTTGGTTTTGGTTAGCGCTTTATACCTAATAAAATCCATTGCCAGCGCTGCTGAGAAAATCTATCTATAAACGCCTTACATTCAGATATACTCATTGGTTCAGTAGTCCAAAGTATCTTTTTGCCTCCCAATATCTGAGCAGGCAAGTACGCTTTGTCTTCACTTGCTTTTAGGGTTTCTATTCTGTACTCTGCTTTACTCATTGTCTTGGGTTTTGGTTAGCTATCTAGTATTTGTGAATCTCTTGACGCTACTTTATTAAACAAATCCTTTATTTGCCTCCTGTTCAATTCCCTTAATGATTCCTTTCCGGTCATTTCTTTAAACGCTTTCATGTTTCTATCTTTCCAGTCAAGGAGATAATATCTTACTCTATCAGGTACGAAGTCTATTGCTTTTTCCATGAGCTTGCTATGTATATTCTCATTGTCTCTAGTTTAAGTGCTAAGTACATTTAAACCCATTCTACCTACTCGCTTTTAAAATTACGATCTTGCCTCCTCCGAGCGTCTCGTACTCTCTAAAGACAATAGCTTTTTTAGTTCGGTATCTTTTAGAAGGGCTAACTATTTGAACAGTTTCGCCTTTCTTAAGATTATCGGCTTTTATTTGAACCTGGCCTAATCGGCCAAGTTTTTTAGACTCATTCAAATCTAGTGCAATCTCTGGTAATTCTCTACGCTCCATTTGCTTTTTAATTCTAAAATAATAAGTTCAGCTCTAAAATAAGTTTATCGAGTTTTTCGATCTCGGATTTTATCCTATCAGCTCTTAAAGCTTCCATTGCGTTAGAGGTTCTGTTTTCAGTTAAAGCCTTAACTAAAACGCCTCTTTGCTTCACTAACTCTAGAAAAGTCTGGTTTTTTCCTGCCGCTCCATCTAATTCTTTAACTCTAGTTATCTCGGCTGCTGTCTTATCTATTGCTTTAATTCTACTATCGAAGTCGAAGGGAGAAGTTTCCCACCAATGCGGTTCTGCTCTAGAGTTAGTCGATCTTTCCTTTTCTCTTCTGAGCCATTCGGGGAAAATATGCTCTATACCGAAGCAACAGGCTTGATAAGAGCCGTATTTATTACGTATATACCTTCTAATTAATCCGCATACTCCGTATTCCTCCCCGGCGGCTAGCTTATCTCGACACCATGTAAGGCATTCTAACTTTTCAGTATCTGTTAAAGTTATAGGTCTAACACTATCCATACTCTCTAATTTTTAAGTGCTTTATCTTTTAAGTCTGGGAGTAATTGGCGGTTAACCGTTAGCGATTCTTTATTCATAACTATATTGCCTTTTTCTTTAGGAGTATCTAGCACCCAGAGAAATACTTCCACGTCGTCGGCTTTCGAGTGAGTAATATTTAAAGCGGCTAATCTATGGTTACCGTCAAGAGGTAAGAATTTACCTGGGGCGTACTCATAGAGCTCTATAAGATCGTAGTTATTTAACGAGTCGCAATACTCAGCTACCAGAGTCCTAACCCAGTTACGGTATATTACTCTATGGGAGTGCTCTATAGCATAGAGAGGGACCTTAGCTCTAATTTTCTTAAGCTTCTGCTTTTTGATTTCAGCTATAAAGTTTATATCCTCTCTGAAATCCTTATCTAAAAGGTAGAGGTAAATCCTTCTAAAGTGGCCTTTGTAAAGACAAACTAGCCCAGATATTAATAGCTTACGTATTCCCATTTATTTAGCTTTTATATTCTGCTTTCTGTTTTTTACGGTTGGAAATTATATAGCCGCCTTTCGGCCACTCAATTAATTCTAATTCGTTCTCTTCGAGTACTTTTTTTAAAACGTGCATTTTGATAATAGCCTTTAGCGATTTTCTGGACCTATACCTCTTTATAGAAGCGTGAGTAAATTTTAAATGTTTCTCGTCTTCCAGTATACCGCCTTTAACGATATACTGCTTACGATCTCTAATAAGGTAATAGTTTATGAAGAAGCTAAGCTCTATATAGCCTGCTAAGGCGTTGTATAATTTCAAGCCTATTTTATGTAGGAAGTATATTAACGCCGCAACAGGAGCTAACATTCCGAAAAGGGCTACTAGCATCCTTTCGAGGCCGTTTTCTATATCGTCATGCTCGAAGGTGAGAATGAAAAAACAAGAGTAGAAATAAAATATAATTACGATTAAATAAGGTCCCATATTATAAAGTTTTTCTTATTTGGCTGTAGAGCGAGTTTAGTATATCTCTAGGCTGCGTTCTAGTATGGTATCCGATTAAGAGCCTAGCTTCTTTAACTAGAAGTTTTTCGGCCTTCTTACTTAGTCTACCTCTATACCAATTAATAATAAGTTCCTTATACACGTTGCAGAAGTCTTCCTTTTTTCGATCGAAGACTTTCTTATCTTTAATCTTAGTTTTTCCCATAACTATACTGTTTTTAATTCGCTTAGAATTCGTTTCTTTTTACCTTGTTAATCGCCTTGTTAAAATCTCTGGTGTTTAATCCATAAAGCTCTTCGGCGAACTCTCCGGCTTTTCGAGCTAGCCCAATATCGGTATAAGCCTTACCCTTTATCGTCTTGGTGTAAACCTTACCGCTTTTAACCATTCTAAAAATGGCCAGCTTTAAACTTCCCTCTATATAACCTTGCCCGTAGATAATAACAATGCCTGTAGCAGTAACTAAGTGGCCCTCTACGTAGGCTTTCACGTCTGCGCCTCCTCGTTTGAAATACCGAGTAGTTAATTTCGAATAGTTGTAACAGACGGCATTAGAGTAAGTTTCTGATTTTCCCATATTACCAGCAAGCCTCCTCCTCAGTAATTTCTTCTAAATGCCATTTATCCGTTAGCTTAGTTAGTCTGGCTTTCATAGCTCGAAAGGTTCTACTTGTATGGATACAAGCGCCATTAAAGAAAATACTGAATAATTGAAACCTCTTATTAAAATCACAAAAACCGCCTCTTAAATCATCGGATTGAATCCGGTCGCAATGTTCGCTGTTATCAAAATGAAATCGCTCTCCTTCTCGGAGGCTCTTCTCGTTTAAATTAGTTAAATCCATTTTATATAGTTTTCCCGTTTCTACTACTTAAAAATCTTAGGGGCTGACCATTGAGCGAACGGGCATGATCTATTTTACTTTACTTCGGCTCTTTCGTTCCCGAACCCCTAAGATCGGCCGCCGATTAATCAATACAATCCTCTATGAAAAAGAATATTTTCGGCGGCCTTAACCTCAACTAAAAAGCTGAAGTCTTGCTAAAATTCAGCTCGCTTTTTCTAATTCAAGGCGATCAAGTCTACTAACCAAAGAAAAAGCGAAACCTCAAAAAATAAAAGAACGATACCGAGGGCTTTCTCCTCGGCTGCTTTATTACGAGAGTAAAGATATAAATATTTACGAGAAATAAAAATATTTTTTAGAAAATTTTAAAAAAATATATTGTTTTCTATATTAATCCTCCTACGTGTAGAGGTTTAGTAACTGTCTTATAAATCTCTCTGGTAACCTTTACATCGAATAGCGCATCGTGCCATTTGTCGCTGTCTTTCTCGACCAGACCCAAATACTCCGCTACAGTCTTCAATTTGAAATCCTTCATTTTCGGCCTACAATACTCTAAAAATTGCCCGGCTAAGATCATGGTATCGAAAGTAGGGACCCAGAAATAAGCGCCGAAATAAGAATCTCCGTTAATCTCAAACAAAGTTCTAAGGAAAAAATCGTCAAAATGCCTATTGTTATACCCGACTAAGAAAGCTTTGTCTCTTTTATCGAACCTGTTTACATAACTCCTAAGCATAGCTGTAAACTCGAAATGCGCCTCTTTCTGGCTTTGGTAGCTCTCTAATTGCTCCATAGTAGTACCGCTTACCTCTAAGGCTTTTTCGGAAACTTTAGCTTTTGGATGGGGTCTAGCTCTTATATCGAACTCCTCTACTATCTCCCCATCTATTTCTATTAGTCCTGCTAATTGGTGTATGGAGTTTTGCTTATGGTTTATCCCGGTAGTCTCCAGATCGTAGA